GCGCGGACGCTGGCGTGGCTGGCTGAACAGGACGACCTTGTGGCTGCGTTTGAAGCAGGTGAGGACGTGTATAAGATCATGGCGTCTGCTATATACAACAAGCATATCCCTGACATATCCCCCGCCGAACGCTTTGTCGGAAAGACAACTATTCTGGGTTGCGGTTATGGCATGGGTGCGGCTAAGTTTCAGGCACAGCTAAAGAACTTCAAAGTGTATATCGAGCTGGAAGAAGCTACGCGCATCATTGATACATACCGGCGTACATACCCACAGATCACCGCGTTCTGGAAGACTGCTGGTAAGGCTCTGGACTACATACGTGATGACCAGTCGTTCGAGTTCGGGCGTGACGATGTACTGAAGGTTGACGGCAAGAAAGGCATCCTGTTACCCAACGGCCTGTACATAAAATACCCTAACATACGGCGGGTGCAAAAGGATGACGGCACGTCAGAAACCGTGTACGATACAAAGAGGGGGAAAGCGACTATACCTAATAGGATATACGGCGGTAAGGTAACAGAGAACGTATGCCAAGCTTTAGCCAGACTAGCAATCGGTGACCAGATGTTGCGAATAGCTAGGAAGTACAAGGTGGTAATGACGGTGCATGACGCGGTTGCTTGCATAGTTCCTGAAGCAGAAGTTGAGCGCGGGATTGAGTACGTAGAGCTGTGTATGAAGCTGCGGCCTGAATGGGCGCTAGACCTGCCGCTTAACTGCGAATCGGGACATGGTAGTAATTACGGAGAATGCTAGTGATAGTAGACACAATTAACTTTAAGAGGGTATGGGCAGCGGTTACCGCGTGGTGGGCTAGTTCCATGATGGCAGTGCTGCTATTCCTGTTGGGGTTGTACATCGGCAGTACTAATGCAGAGAGCCGTATAGCTTCAGACTGCAAATTCGCCGGTGCGTTCCGCGTAGAGATTCAAGCATTCATTTGCCAGAGGAAGTTATGAGCATCGCGTGGTCATACAGCAGCATCAAAACTTTCGATCAATGCCCGAAGAAATACTATCACTTAAAAATAGCGAAAGATGTTAAAGATGCGGACACGACTGCAACGCTCTACGGTACGGAGCTTCATACGGCGGCGGAGGAGTTTATTGGTTTAGGCAAGCCTCTTCCCGCACGTTTCCGTTTCATTGGCAAAACACTTGAAGCGTTACAAAAAATTCCGGGCGAGAAGTACTGTGAGCTTAAACTCGGCGTTGCGAAGAGGGATGGTAAATTCACGCCTTGTGATTTCTTCGCTAATGATGTCTGGTGGCGGGGCATAGCTGACTTGCTCATAGTCAACGAGGAGAAACAGCAAGCCTACCTTGTGGACTACAAGACTAGCAAGAACGCCAAGTACGCAGATACAAAGCAGCTAGACCTGCTAGCCGGTGCGGTGTTCACGCACTTCCCAAAAGTTATGGAGATTAAGTCTGCGTTGCTGTTTGTGGTTAGCAACGAAATGATAAAGAAAGAACACGAGTTCATGATGCAGAGGTCGTATATGAACTCCATGGAGCCGGAGCTTACACGGCTTGAAGCAGCTATTAAAAACAATGTATGGAACCCCAACTCCGGGCCGCTATGTAAGTTCTGTCCGGTCACTGAATGTGCACACAATAGAAAGGGCTAGTCATGCCTTACGTAAACAAAACTAGGCCGTACAAGAAAGAGTACGAACAACAACTCTCACGAGGTGAGCATGAAGATCGTATGGAACGGCAACGTGCCCGTAATGAGATGGACAAGAAAGGTGTTAAACGCGCCGGGAAAGATATTGACCATGTGGTGCCGCTTTCAAAGGGCGGTACGAATGCACCAGCAAATCTGAAGCTAAAGAAGCCAAGCGCAAATCGTTCGTTCAGCCGCAACTCAGACCATACCGTTAAAAAGAATGCGCCCAAGAAATAATGCAAATCGTAAACGACAAGGTAATAGTCATCAGGACTAGAAGGCCGCTCTTAGTCATAGAGAAGATTAAGAAGAGTAAGATCATCGGCTGGCTCCCAGACGGGCTGCATGATGTGGCTGTGTTCTTTGGGCTGAAAGAAGCGCAAGCCCTGACCGATCTAAAGATTAAGGGTGTACCGTCAACGATAAATCGTGACTACAACTGGCCGGGTTTGTTCAAGCCGTTTGAACATCAAAAAGAAACCGCTGCATTCTTGACACTACGCAAACGTGCATTCTGTTTTAACGAGCAGGGTACAGGCAAGACGGCTGCTGTTATCTGGGCGGCTGACTATCTGATGAAGATAGGCGCGGTGCGTCGTGTGCTTATCATTTGCCCTCTGTCTATTATGAAGTCCGCATGGCAGCAAGACTTGTTCAAGTTCGCCGTGCATCGCAGCTGTGACATTGCGTACGGTAAGCGGGAGCAACGCGTCAAGGTAGTACAAGGCGGTGCTGAGTTTGTCATCGTAAACTTCGACGGGCTTGAGATTATTAAAGACGAGATAGCCAACGGTGGGTTCGACCTGATTGTAGCTGATGAAGCCTCTGCATATAAGAACATACAGACTAACCGCTGGAAAACATTAAAGACACTACTCACACCAGACACGTGGTTGTGGATGCTTACTGGCACACCTGCCGCACAGTCGCCTGTCGATGCGTTCGGTCTGGCTAAGCTTATTAACCCTGACGGCATACCTAAGTTCTTCGGTCAGTTCCGCGACAAGGTCATGGAGAAGGTCGGGCAGTTCCGCTGGGTACCCCGCGCTAACGCAGAGGTGACAGTACACAATGCACTGCAACCTGCGATACGGTTTGAGAAAGCGCAGTGTCTTGACCTACCAGACGTTACGTATGTCGAGCGTGAAGCACCGCTTACGTCTCAGCAAAAAATGTATTATAAGATTTTGGAAGAGCAGATGCTGATGGACGCGGGCGGTGAAGAGGTTACCGCTGTCAACGCAGCAGTTAAGCTTAATAAACTTCTGCAAATTTCTGGTGGCGCTGTCTATTCTGACAATAAGGAGGTCATTGAGTTCGACGTATCAAACCGGCTGAAAGTTGTGCAGGAAGTTATTGAAGAGGCTAGCCATAAAGTGCTAGTGTTCGTACCGTTCACGCATACGATACAGTTACTCAAAGATCATCTGACTAAGGTTGGCATAACTAGTGAGATTATTAATGGACAGATTTCTGCGGGTAAACGCTTCGAGATATTTCAGCAGTTCCAGAACAAGCCCGACCCTAAAGTGTTAATCATTCAACCACAGGCAGCTTCGCACGGTGTTACGCTTACAGCAGCAGATACAATCATCTGGTACGCACCTGTCACTAGTGTAGAAACATACCTACAAGCAAACGCACGTATCAATCGCCCCGGCCAGAAGAACGCTATGACTATCGTGCATATCAAAGGTAGTCAAGTTGAGACACGTATGTACAACGTGCTGCAAGGCAACATTGCCAACCATACAAAAATAATTGATCTGTACAAACAAGAACTCAACGAAAAGTAGTTGACACTGTTAAGAGATGGTGTATAGTAGGTCTTGGGGAAAGCGGATGCTGGCTTCGCATATCGCGTGGCGTGATTGGGCAAAAGCCTGTCGCAAACAGTGCAGCGAGTACCCACCCGTGTTTGTGTAGTGGGAGTGAGTAGTGAGGTTTGACAAGCCGAGCGGTGTGTGGCGCTAGTAACTACCGCAGCGGGGGCAGGGCGATCCTTTGTAGCACTCCAAGTGCCCTGTGACCCCGCACTAACGAAGGAGCTAATGATGGACGATATACCTATAAACAAACTTACTAAAGTTTATATAAAAATACGCGACGCAAGAGAAGCACTATCAAAAGAATACGCAACCGCTGATGCAACACTAGTAGAACAAATGGCGGTCGTTGAGCAGCAGATGTTGGAGATGTTTAAGAAGAACGAAGCAACGAGTGTTAAGACCCCCGCCGGTACCGTGATGCGTCGCGTGGCTACAAGGTATTGGACTAACGACTGGGACTCGATGCACAAGTTCATAAAAGAAAACGATGCACTAGGGTTGTTAGAACAGCGCGTGCATCAAACCAACATGAAGCAGTTTTTAGCAGACAACCCAGATGTATTTCCCCCCGGTATGCTTGTAGATAGCAAGTATGCAATCACAGTTAGAAGGAGCCGTACGTAATGAGTAACGATATCTCAATCTTTAAGAACCGCGATGTAGCAGTCGCTGGCAAGAAATCCCCTAGTGCACTGACACAGTCGCTGATGAAACAGGGTGGTAGGCTTAAACGCATTTCACCACGTAACGGTATGTTCGTCCGTGTAGTTAACGGCGACGTAGCTGGCAAGCTTAAGCCACCACTGCGTGTTGTACTGGTAGGTGTAGCGCAAGCTAATGCACAGCGTCAGTTCTACATCAAGTCGTACGACCCTAACGCTGAAGCCACTGCGCCTGACTGCTGGTCAAATGACGGCAACAAGCCTGACGCTAGCATCAGAGCGCCACAGGGTAAGACTTGTGAGACTTGCCCACAGAACGTCAAAGGTTCTGGTTCCGGTAATACACGTGCATGTCGCTTTGAGCGTCGTGTTGCAGTCATCATGCCTGATGAAGTTGGTGGCAATAACCACGGCGACATCTATCAGATGAAGTTTGCATCGAAGTCTATCTTCGGTAAAGGCGCAGGTCAGGTGTTTCCGCTGAACGCTTACATCGACTACGTTATTGCTAACGGCGAGAACATCGACGGTGTTATTACAGAAGTTACTTTCAATGAGGACAACGACAATCAGTCGGTACTGTTCCGCGCTGTTGATTTTGTAGCTTCGCATCCTGAACTGCAAGCCGCAGCGGATACAGCTGTAGCTTCGCCTGAAGCGCAGAAGGCCGTGACGCTGACCGTAGCTGCTGTGGACAAGGGTGAGGGTGGCGCGAATGAAGAGTTCGAGACGGCGAAGAAGCCTGTTACTAAAGCGGCGACCGTGGAAGTGGAAGAGGAGGAATCTCCTGTCGTTGAACCTACGAAACGCGCTAGTAAAAAGGCAACGCCACCCCCTGCGGAGACCAAGAGTTTGGCTGACGTGGTTAGTGCTTGGAGTGACGACGAGGAGTAATACATGAGCTACGGCTATAGCCAACAGCTCGTTAGCGCAAACCGGCGTGCTAGTAAGAAGTCGCCGGGTGTGTTGCTGGGTAGGGTATGTATCGCTGCAGACTGTCCAGTGTCCGAGATTGCAGGCCGTATCGGTGTGAGCCGCACTACGGTCTACAACTGGTTCACAGGACTCTGCATCCCAGCAGCCAAACACATCATGCTTATTGACGAGCTTATACAAGAGCTGAATCGCAGCAAGTAAAATTACGCCGCACGTGGGTGCGGCTTTTGGGGGGGAGCAATCCTCCCCTTTTTTACCCTCTAAAAAACCATGGCTGACTTTGACCTACTAGATAACGTGCTATCGCCCGATGGGTGGTTCGCCGTTGTTGGCATCAAGGGCAAATCAGTGCAGCAGGAACTAGTTCAGACCAGACAAGAATTAAACGAAATTGCGGACAAATTCCTAAGTGCAAAACGCAATGTGTATTTTGGTTGCGCCAAGTACGAAACGGGGGATAACAGGCAACAAGAAAACGCTAAGTACTTCAAAGCGTTCTGGATGGACATTGACTGCGGCCCTGACAAAGCCGTACCAAACCCTAAAAAGGGTAACAAGATTGAAGGCTACATAGACCAAGCTACGGGGATGCAGGAGCTTCAGCGGTTCTGCAAAACGGTCGGTCTGCCCAAGCCTACTATCGTGAATTCTGGACGGGGCTGGCACCTGTACTGGATTCTTGACGAGGTTATATCCCGTGGGCAATGGGAGCCGGTAGCTAAGCGACTGCTTGACCTGTGCCGGATTCACAACCTGATCGTAGACCCTAGCGTATTTGAGGCGGCGCGTATCTTGCGCATCCCCGACACTTTAAATTTCAAGGGTAGCCCACCAGCTAAGGTAGAAGCAGTAACGCTGGGCAAGACTGTGACGCTGGCACAGATGCGGGAAACAATAGGCGTTGTGGATGCGCCGGTTAAGAAGTTCGCACCGCGCCGTGACATCCAGCGTAGCGCCCTGACTCTATCCCTCATGGGGAATCGGATCGCCAAGTTTAAGACGATCATGATGAAGTCGGCAAAAAACGAAGGTTGCCAGCAACTAGTGTATTGCTTCAGGAATCAAGACACGATCAGTTACGACCTGTGGCGCTCGGCTTTGTCTATCACTGCGTTCTGTGAGGAAGGCGCAACGGCTGCGCACAAGATGTCGGAGCAGTACCCCGGCTATGACCCTGAGGAAGTCGAGATCAAGGTTCAGGACTTGCAGCGTAAGGGAGGCCCTCACTTCTGCACCACGTTTGAGAAGTGGAACCCCGGCGGCTGTGACGGGTGCCAGCACAAGGGCAAGATCACAACGCCTATCGTTCTGGGTAAGGAGATAGTCAGAGATGAGCCGACTGACGAGGGCTATGTAGTTGAGACTGAATCTGAGGAAGACGAGGAACCTGTACAAGTCGTCATACCCCCATACCCATGGCCGTACTACCGTGGCAAGACGGGCGGCATATACAGGGAAGTTAAAGACGACGATGACGAGCTGGTGTACGAGCATGACCTCTATGTAGTCAAGCGTATGCGCGACCCTGAACATGGCGAAGTTGCTTTAATGCGACTGCACCTGCCACGTGACGGAGTCATGGAGTTCACAGCGCCGCTGAACCAGATCATTGTCAAAGAAGAATTACGCAAGGTGCTAGCCAAGCAGGGAGTTGCCGGATACCCGAAGCAGATGGAGACCCTATCTCATTGCATTTTGGCCAGCGTCAAAGAACTACAAATATCAAAGAAGGCAGAACTTATGAGAACACAGTTCGGCTGGGTGGATAACGACAGCAAGTTTATTGTGGGCGACCGCGAGATAACTGCAGATGCAATCTATTACAGCCCCCCATCATCACACACCGCAACCATAGCGCAATGGATGACCCCTAAAGGTACGATAGAAAAATGGAAAGAAGTCTTTAACTTGTACAACAGACCGGGGCTGGAGCCGAATGCGTTTGCGGCACTTACGGGGTTTGGATCGCCGCTGCTTAAGTTTACAGGGTTGAACGGGGCCATCATCAACGTTATCTTTAAGAACTCTGGTAGCGGTAAGTCCACGACTCTGTATATGTGCAACAGCATCTGGGGGCACCCCGAGCGCCTTATGGCTATACCGCGAGACACGATGAACGCTAGGATGCACCGGCTGGGGGTCATGAATAACTTGCCGTTCACGATGGATGAGATCACCAATATGAAGTCCGAGGAGTTCTCAGACCTGTCGTACGCCATGTCACAAGGTCGGGGCAAAGACCGGCAGAAGGCATCAGCCAACGAGCTGCGCCTGAACATGACCTCATGGAATAGCTTATGTTTGGCTAGTGCAAACGCATCGTTCTACGAAAAGCTGGGCGCTTTAAAGAACACGCCTGACGGTGAGCGTATGCGGGTTATCGAGTACGAGATCGGATACAGCAACTCCATCAGCACAGAAGAAGGCAAGAATATGTTTGACCATGTGCTGCGTGATAACTACGGTTTTGCTGGTGACATCTACGCCCAGTGGCTTGTGGCTAATCGTGAAGAGGCTGTACGTAGCTTGCTAGAAGTACAGGCCAAGATAGATAAGGAGTTGCGCTTAACTCAGCGGGAGCGGTTCTGGTCGGCTATCGTGGCCTGTAACATAACCGGCGGCTTGATTGCTAAGCGTCTGGGCTTGATCGACTACGACTTGAAGGCTGTGTACAAGTGGGCTTGCAGCATGATTCGTGACGTGCGTAACGACAACGAAGCACCCATAGATGACGCAACTAACACCATCGGCGACTATATCAACCGGCACTTGCGCCACGTACTAGTCATCAACGGTGAGGCAGACCAGCGTACTAATTTAACCCCAGCCCCGCTACAGGAGCCATATGGGGAGTTAATAATCAGATACGAGCCTGACACCAAGCGCATGTACATCGTGGCTAAGCACTTCCGAGACGACTGTGTGAAGCGTCAGGTCAACGCCAAGAATACGTTGAAGCAGCTAGAGACCAAGAGCATATACCTAGGCTCGACTACACGCCGTATGACTACGGGCACCAAGATTAAGGGCACTCCTGTCCATGTGATGATGTTCGACTGCAGCACTCCAGAGTTCATCAGCATGGATGACTATATCCAGCCGGGGGCTACAGATGCGGATAGAGGGAGTGGTGTATCAGGTTAACTGGAA